CTAGCAGTACCAGGGTATGGAATTGTTGCTCCAACTGGAAGACCTGTATTACAATCTATACCTGACCAATCAGATTCTCCAAGACCTGAACCAGGACCTGTAGTTTCTAGTTCGTATATTGAACAACTGAGTGTAGTAGTGGTAGTAGTTGTAGTACAAGCAGGAAACGCTACTATCACACTATTTATGATTTGAACTACAGTCCATGTACCACCATAATTAATTTGGAAATATCCATCCTGTCCTGTAAGACCTAAAGTACATCCAGTGCTATTTGCATAAGCAGTATCACCTATTCCTGGAGATGCAACATTCCAGTATACTGATACAGATGAAGTTATTGTACAAGTAGCAGCTTGTAAACATTCAATGGCTGCACAAGCATCAACTAAGAAACTATTTGAATCAGGAACAGTACTTGTACCATTTACTACTGTTATATTAAATGGATGAGGAGTAGCAGGATTACAAGTGGTTGTTGTCGTTGTGGTAGGTTCAGCTGTAGTTGTGGTTGTAGTAGTAGAACTAGAACTTGTTGTTGTACTACTTGTACTAGTGCTTGTAGATGTAGAAGTACTGGTTGATGTAGACGTACTTGTAGAAGTGCTAGTGCTTGTTGAACTAGAACTTGTAGTTGTAGTTGTTGGTGGTATTGTGGTTGTGGTAGTAGTCGTAGGTACACATTGTGAATTATTTGTACAAAGAGTGACTCCTCCTACTATATCACCAGTCCCATCAGCAATAACACTGTCTAATTGAGCACATACATACGTAGTATTATTTGTAATAGTTATAGTTTGAGCAACACCATTTACATCTGTCCAATAAAATTTCACTTTACCTTCTGCAGTAAGTGAATAGCAATATGCTGGAACAGCAGTTGTAGTTGTAGTTGTGGTTATTACAGCACAATCTGAATCACTTGTACAAAGAGCAATTCCTCCATCTATGTCAGGAAGACCTGTACCACTTGTAGCAATACTACCTAATTGAGCACATACATATATAGTGGTATTATTAATACTTGCAGATTGAGGATCTCCATTTACGTCTACCCAATAGAATATCACTTTACCATTTGCAGTTAGCGTATAACAATATGTTGGAATAGGTGCTGTTGTAGTAGTTGTGGTAGTAGGTGCAGAACAACAAGTAAGTAAGTTAATGAAACTTACATTTCCTATTCTAATAACACCATATGTATTATCAACACATATTGACTGAACAACATTAGTTGCAGTTTCTGTAACTATTTGAGATGCTCCACAAGGAACATATGTTACACTACCAGGATTTACACTTGGCCCAACTAATCTATACGTAGTACACTCACAAGGAACTGCAGTGGTCGTGGTTGTTGTTGTAGCACCACAACATGTAGCTAATGTATTGTTTATATTAACTATACTACTATTAATGTTGATTATTTGAGTAGTGATGTTTGCTACTTGAATGTTTAATGTGTTAATCTGAACAAGTAGATTACATATAATCTCATCAATCTTCTGTAATATCACATTAAGTGTATCACATGGCTCAGCTATAATGCAATCCAATACAGGACCATTATAAAGTACATTACTAGACAGAATTACATTAGTTCCACATTGACTTTCTCCACAACCAGTATTAGGAAGTGTAGAACTACATCCACAAGGACTATTTAAAACTACGTCTGTACAGCAAGGATTAACTGGTAAAAAAGAGTGTGACATTGTGTTGATTTATTAAGGTATGTATATAATATAGTAACAACCTTTTGAAGGTTGAATATTAGCATGAGCTCCATTTCCACCAAATGGGTCAACAGTAACAGGGTGTGTATGTACTCCAGAATCGCTAGTCTTACCAGCATTAACTGTACCAGGACTAGTTGTTAATTCATAATCAAAATTATCAGCTCCTTGATTAAGTGCTCTGGAAGTTAATCCTAAATCTTTTCTTCCAGTATTAGTTCCATCATAAAGACTATTAGAACTAGTAGTTGTTTCACTTGCTGCAACTACAGTATAATGATTATGACTTCCTGCACTAGCTGTTGATGCAGTATGCGTATGATTTGGAAGTTCTCCTATTCCTAATGTCACTGCAGTTGTTCCCTGTAGTGAACCTGGTCCTGTTATAGTGTAGTTAGGATTATTAGGACTAGCTGCAGGATCAACTATAGAATTAAGAGCTCCTCCAAACATTCCTGTTGTAACTCCTACAAGTGTCCATCCTCTTAAATCAGGAACTCCTGGATTAGCACCATTACATAAATACACTTTATCCCAATAACCAGATCCTGCTCCACTAATACCAAAACTATCTCCTGATGAAGGATAGTTTGAAAGAGGTCCAAAATAAGCAATTGGGGCATAAGGAATCATTCTGGAACTAGCTAAATTAGATGAAGGTTGACTAGCTAAGAAACTGGAAATATAGTCGTTTAACTCAGTACCATTACTTGAATACATTGTATGAAGTTCATTAGTAAGATTAGTTAAACCAGTATCTACTGTACAAAGTTTATTTATTACAGCTTGTACAATAGCATGTGTATCTGAAGAAGCTGTAACTCCTGTCAAACATCCAATTGTATAATCAGCATTCAATGTAGTAATTGCATTAGAATTTGCTGTAACTTGTACTTGAAGATCACAAGCAGCTTGTATAAGAGCTTTTGATATATCTACAATTGTTAAGTCTCCACATGTAGGTAGATATTGTTGTACAAGTGTACATACCACTGTAGATCCAAGATCTATCTTTATTCCTGTACCATCTAGTGTTGATACAAGAAATGTAATTAATGCTTGTTCTACAAATGATAGAGAATCACCAGTTTTTATTCCTAGGACAGGAACATCTATTCCTGTATATTTTACACATCTGTCAGAGACAATCTCTGTACATCCATTGTAACAATTTGAGCAAGTTGACATATTATTTTATTTTATATTGTTGTTGTTGTAGTTGTTGTTGGTGGAACATAATCACAAATATCAATTGCTGTAATTACTCCATTTACTATTGTAACAATGTTTATTTGATTAATAGTTTTAAAGTATGTTACTGGACCAGTAATATTTGGTTGGAACCAATAGTAGTTTGTTGCTACTAAGTTACAATTAGTTTCATTATTGCCTGCATATATTTTCTCTCCAATTGTTAATGAACTATATTGCATACCTATAAGACTTGCTCCTGAACCTATTGTTGTAGGTACTGATCTAAAATAGTTAAACGTCTCACAAGCATATGCAACAGACACATTAGCAAAATATCTAGATGGATCTCCTGGGTTATTAACAGCTAATATTAAATTACCATTAGTTAAACCTACTGGTCTATTTATACATGCTGTTGTAGTAGTACTAGTTGTTGAACTACTACTAGTTGTTGAAGTGCTACTAGAACTAGTTGTAGTAGTTGTAGGTCCTGCAGTAGTAGTTGTACTAGTTGTTGAGCTAGTACTGGTGCTAGTTGATGTACTAGTGCTAGTAGAAGTGCTGGTTGAGGTACTGGTACTTGTAGATGTACTTGTACTACTTGAACTAGTGGTACTAGTTGTAGGTGCTGCAGTGGTACTGGTACTCGTTGTTGTTGAACTACTACTTGTTGATGTACTGGTACTAGTAGAGGTGCTACTAGAACTAGTAGTGGTAGTAGTTGGTACTAAAGTGGTACTAGTACTGGTTGTAGTACTGGTTGAGCTAGTACTAGTAGTATTTGGTACAATAGTTATATCACAAGATTTCTCTATACAAGGTTCTGGTGTGTTACATCTACTTACACATCCCACTGTAAGACGTATCACTTTACTAGCTATCATAGCTACAGAATACTTCTCTACATAGCTAGGATTACAAAGCTTGTACAATAGTATTCTTCTATATCCTATCAATTGAGTTATGTCATCTGCAGGCACAGGTTTGTTCAACATATATGAAATATTGTTGTACAAGTTGTTACCAAGTTCTGCTAACTTGCAATCTATTTTTTTAAGTAAAGATGAAATGTCCGGGCATTCAGGACAGTTGGTTAGTCTTGGTGATAACATAATAACAATTTTATTTATTTGCTTTTGCAGCACACGCTGCACACATTCCATTTTTCAGCTGACATCCACAGCCTACATTAGCTCCACATCCTGAACATTGTGCCATAATTAATAAAAGTTTATTAAGTAGTTGTTACCAGAACAACCACAGTTGGTTCTTAAAAAGTTGTTTAACAAATTATCTGCCTGAGCATATAATGTGTTTGATTCATATTCTGCACAGTTATTAGCTGCTGCAATTGCTCCTTGTATAAAGAAGTTGATTGTATTTAGTTGTACACTAGATTGTGTTTTAAGGGCTCTATCACACTCCATCATATTTAATTGAAGAAACGCACTGTCAAACTTCTCTTGAAGCTTGTCAACACGTAATATTGTTTTCTCTACATTATATAAGTATGAAGGAGCTACAGAATATCTTAATCTGTATATTCCATCTGGAAGTGGTTGATTACAACCTGGTTCTGTGATTCCTAAATTAGACGATGTAAATACATTGATTTCATCAGGAACAAATGGTAGTATCTTGGTTCCAAATCCTGGAATATCAATCTCAATAGTAGGTGCTGACACCACTGGAGGATTAGTAGGATATACAGAAGCATCTGTAACACCAAGTGTAAGTACACTATAAGTAGGGATTACTAATATATCTAATTGTAAGTTTGCCATGTTTTTATAATAATTATGCCAGAGGAATATGAGTGATATCCTCTTTCCCCTGGCATAGGTTATTTTTTAAATTTTTTACTCTTCTTTATTCTTAAGGAATATTTGTAGAAGTAGTTGTAGTTGTTGACACAGGAGCACTAGAAGTAGTAGTTGTAGTTGTGATACAAGGAATACCTTGATCTACTACAGGTCCTAAACCAGCTACTAAGATTGCTTCAAATGCAGAAGTAAGATTACCACCACCTTGTGGGATAGCAAGAATTACTGTAGAATCTTCTTGGATGTAATCACCCCATTGGTAAGCAGATTTATTATACTCATTGAATTTGATATAGAATGTGTTATAAGTTTGACCAGCAGAAACATAAGATTCGAAGTTCTCATTATAACCATTCATTCTATAAAGGTGTTTCAAGTAACCTGCTTGGTAGCTGTAGAAGTTTTTCTCTAATTGGATAATTTCTGCAGATGTACCAGTGGCATAAGAAGCACGTTGAGTAATAACAGGATTAGCAACTAAGTTGCAAGCATCTGCTACGATAAAGTCAGCAGTTGTAGCTGGACCAGCATATACAAATGTTCTGAAAGACATTCTATCATATTCAAATGGGAATGCTGCGATATCACAAGGTTGTCCATATTGAGTTAATGGTTTTCCTGTAATACGTAAGATTGTACCACCTACATTTTCAAATGTAAAGAATGTGTTGAAACTAATGTTATCAGGGTTGTTACCTGGAGCTTGTTGTCTCAATTTAGCAATCAATAAGTCGATGATAGTGTTGTCACTTACATCAGCACATGGATTTTCGTCACAACCACAGCATGGAGCTTGGATTGTTACTGAACGAGTGAAACCATTGAAATACAATGTATCAATGTAAGAAGAGTGAGCACGCAAAGTTAACGTGATAGTTTCTCCACATTGTACAGTGAAATTAGTTACATCTGTAATTTGATTAGCAGCTGTAGGACATCCTGATACTTTGTACCATTCTGTTACATTAGAAGTGTTAGGTCTAACTGTCTGAGCAGATCCTGTAAGAGGTAAAGCCCCACCAGCAATCTTATCAGATCTTTTAGATCCTTGTAAATAAGTGTTATCTCTACCTTGTGCAACGTAGAAATAAGGAAAGTCAGCAATGTCTGTGCTATCTACTGTAGCATACAGATTGTTGAAGATTCCCACAATACCTGGGTCTAGGTCTTGTGTTGAGCCAGAGCTAGGGACAGTTGTTTGCCCTACTGGAACCACGAATACTGTGGTTAATGAAAAATCAGCCATTTTATTTATTTATTAAGTTAAAAATTTACTCGTTTGTTTGTATTCTGAACTGAGCACTTTCTACTGCTGCAGCATTCTCAGTATACATTGCTAGATTTTGTACTGTTAAGTCTAACAATTCATCCTCTAAATATAATTCAAGTTCACAATCTTGATCAAATGATGGTTGTCCATCAAACATTATATATCCTGTTTTATTTATATATACTGGATATCTCATGTACATTATCTGTATATTCTTAGGTGTGAACGTACCATCAGTGAATATAGAGATTTTATCAGAAGCAAGAACATTAAATGTTTCTTGATATTCAAAGCTTGGTTTGTAATGATCATTGTTTAATATAAACTGAAGATCACCATGTTTAGCAAGATCTCGATTGATCCAAATTCTTCTATCTTTACATCTTCCTTTATCAGCTAAAACATATGAATCTACATAGAACATATATTGTGGCACAAGATCATGAACATTAGCAGACCATTGATTTAAATTAAGATCTTCTAATACTAGTGGCAATGGTTGATGATTATAATCTAATATAAGACTTTGTAAGTCTTCATAACGTTTCTTAAAAGAATCTTGCCCTAATTGACTAACAGTACTAATACCATCAATCTTTTGCTTTATCAACTTAATCTGAGCTTCATTTAGAGCTAAGATTTTGTCTTCAAGCTGAATCATTTGATGCTCATTAGTTGATAGCTTATTCAATCTTTGATCAATCTTGTATAATAAACTATCTACTGGTATCATATTTTATATTTTTAAAAACTAGCTACTTATATAGAAGCTAGTTTTTTAGTTTTTAATTTTCCTTCTAATACTAATAACTCATCTTGGTTATCATCGTCAGCTAAGAATTTTACCAAATCTTCTTCGTCTTTAGCTACTTCAAATTCTCCTTCATAAACCTTACCATTTGGTTTAACTCTGTAAATAGAATGTGTTATAGCTTGTTTTACTAAATCTTTAATATGGAGTAAAGCTTCTTTCATGTCAGCAAATCTATTAAACACTTCAACTGGATTCAATCCTGAATACTTACCATTCTTGAATTCTGTTTGTTTTAATACATTATCTACTAAGTTGTACACAATCTCTTCTTTTGAATCCTCTGATACTGGAAGTCCTAAAAGTCTTGCAACTTTACGTTTCTTCTCAGGTGTCATAGAATCAAACTTAACAATTGCTTTGTTGATCAATTGTTTTTTCTTGTAGATTACAGCATTTTCTATCTCATCATCAACAACATAAAACTGTGTTTCTGCTGGATATTCACCTCTTTCCCAAGCTTGATGACTTGATGCAATAGTAGGATGTACTCTTAACCATGAAAAGGCTATTTCTTGGAAAGCATTTGATAAATCAAAATAGTTATCACCATCCATCAATTTAACTGCTTGTACGTGAGTTTGATCGTCTGGAGATAATGATAATCCATAGTTCCAGAATTTAGAACGTGGTCCAAGATCAATATCACCAATCTCGTCTTCAAGTCTTTTTCTAAGAGCAGTAACTCTTTCAATTTCAAGTTCTTTTTCAGTTGGATCTTGAATTCGTCTGATGTAAGCAGCATCTGGATCTAGTCCTGTTCTGTATTTACCATCTAATTCCTTATAAGGATATTTGAATACACCTGTTCCAGGGATTCTTGTCATTCCTTTTTGTGCTAACCCACTATCCATAGTTTGTAACTGAGAACTATTGAATTCTCTTTTGATAGTAGAAATTTTGCCTGTTTTACCCATAATGTAGTTAATTTAATAATTTGGTTTTATTTAGTAGAGTGGTCCCATCGAAGGAACTTGATCCTGGATACTATCCATATCAAACACTCTGGGTTGAGAATCATCCCCTCGTAGGAGGGAGAGGAGGTGAGGGGATTCATCTCGAATAAATGAGTTACTCTGGGACGCTGTTCTTGTGGGTAGCGTAGTAACTACTTTACTATTATTAGAATTGTGGGATTTCCTCGATCAACACAGTTCTAGAAAGATCTTCAATAAATACGTCACATCTGTCTTTCATCCAGATTTCGTATCCTGGGAATTTGTTAGCTGAACTCATACCTTGAGACTTAGCAAAACCTAAGTGGTGACGAGTACCATCAATATAACCCCATGTCATAGAAGGAGCACCTTTCATACGTACTTCTCTAATGTTGTTTACCATTGAACCATCAGACATTGGAGACACATCAAACACCATGAATACTGGAGTAGATTTTTTGTTTTGTCCAAACTCTAAGTTAGTTTGTGGTAAATCTAATTCTTTCAAGTGGATCAATTCAACTCTACCAGTCTCACGAGTTACCATTGCATCAAATGCAAAGTTGTAAGTGATATGTTGTCCTTCTCCTTGCATGTATCTGTTTCCAGAATCTGCCATGAACGTAAGACCAGAGTTTAATGCATCTGTTTTCAAAGCTTGTTGGAATACATCGAATCCAGCTTCATTAGTATACATTTTTACACTTCTGTCTTTTACATCCACTCTTCTATAGAACAAGTCTCCAAATACTGAACGAATCAAGTTAGCAGAAAACTCACCTCTGTTGTATTGAACTAAGTTTCCATTATTTCTCATTCTGTGGTATACACCAGCAGATGTTCTTTTCAATTCTTGTTTAGAACCATTAGTTTTAACTGTACCTGGTTTAGCCCAGATCATACGTTTAACTTTTAATTCTAACATTGATTTACGCATCCAGAACTCAATAAATGGTTCCCATTTAACATCATTACGAGTTAAAGGTAATTGGTTACGTCTTTGTGGAGCATAAACTAAGATGTCTAATGGCTTACCAGAAGAATCTCTCATCATTTTGTCATCAGCCCACTCAGTGATTTTGTGCTCATATCCATATGCAGAACCTAATGATTCGAACATAGTGATTTGCTCACCTAATCTAGGAAGACCTAATAAGTCTTGATCAAACTCACCAATTGCAGCATCAACTAATTCTAGTTCAACGCCATACTGTAAGAATGTAGGGTTTACAAAGTCAACTGTTGGATTGTCAGTTACTAATGTAAATGAATACAAGAATCCCATATTCCATGGTTGTGGATCTTTGATCACGTAGAAACGTGGACCATACTGACGTGTACCTACAGATACAATAGCATTTTTAGAAAACTCATTAGTATCTAATACTAAGTTAAATTCTTGACCATCAATACCTGTTTTACCAGCAGCGATTAAATCTTGCGTAGAAGCAGGAATGTCAATAATTTTTGGGAATTTGTAAGGAACTGCTACTTGCCATTTCCATGCATCACTATTATTATCAATGTAATAAGGTGTGCTTTTGTTGATCATGTCCAAGAAGTCATTACTGTACAATGAGCTCTGAGTATATAAAGATATAATCTTTTTATCATAATCAGCTGGCTCTGTCGAGTGAAAACTCTCTAAGTGATTTGAGTCTGTAAGTTTCCCTACTGCACGTTTGTCCATAGACGCAACACGAGCATAAGTAAAACCTGTTAACCCAGGGATTGTTTGAATTGCCATTTGTTATTCGTTTTTGTTAATTATTAATTATTTTTTGTTATAGAAACCATGAATTGGGTTTAGCTGTTGAACTACTTGTTCCAGATGACTTTGATTTAGTCACTTGTCTTGCAACTTCTCCAAATAATTGATCTGTCTTTTTAGACACACCTGTTTTTTGTATAGTTGATAATGTAGGATCTTTTTCTAACATCTTCATAAGAAGACCTAACTTAACTTTCATTGCATGGTTCTCTGGTCTTTTCATATCCAAGATAGCACGATCAAAGTCTGAAAGAAGTTCTCCTGTTGGAGTTTTCCACTTATCAACTAATAAGAAGTCTTGTAGTTCTGTTGCTAATTTTGGATTGATAGGAATACCATCAAATTCTTTTGCTTTTACCTTCTCTTGCAAGATGGCTTGTACATTATTTATATATTGATTTCGAACAGCTTGTTTTTGTTGCAACTCTTGTGCAGACTTAGCTTCTAGATCATTTAATTTAGCTGCTTCTTTTTTAACCAACACTTTGTGGTTTTTAGTAGCTACATTTTCAAGATCTCCATAATTCTGAAGTCTTTGGATTTCAGAATCTATATCTTCAGGATCAAATCCTTGATCTGATAATGCTTGTTTCATTATTGTTATCTGGTTACTTTCTTGCGAAAGATCCATTTCAGCAAATCCAACAACATTATTATATGTGGTGAAGTAATCTTTTGGATTAACTCCTTTTACAAATATGGCATCAAAAGCTTCTTGATAATCTTCTCCAAATTGTCCTATGAAGTTTTGTACTATTTCACTAGCACCTTTTTTCTTTTCATTTTCAAATCTTTCTAAGAACTCTTCTGCAGTGGTTACTGGTTCTGGATTATCATCATCATCATTGGTGAATACACCTAGTTTATAAAGATCATTCGCAAGAGCAGTAAATTGTGTACCTTGTGGAGTGTCATCATCATCAGCATCAGCATCAGTAGCTTCTGGAGCTTTTGCAGGTTTTGCTGGTGCAGGAGGTGTGTTATCATCATCTTCAGTGTCATCATCATCATTATCACTTAAGAAATCAGCAATCATTGATTGTCCATCTAATTTCTCTTCATCTGTTTTACCATCGACACTCTTAGGAGGAACAATGTCCTTACCCTTAGGAACTGCTGGAGCTGCTGGAGCTTCAGGAGCATCTGCGTCTTTAATAATAGGTGTAACATCTTCTGGATTCGATGTTGATGTTTCAGGGGAAAACAAGTCATTTAATAGTTCTTGGTTACCCATTCCCATTTCCATAGTACCTTGGATACTAAAGTTATCTAAATTATCAGCCATATGTAGTTGTATTTGTGTTTGGTTTTATTCATGTAAAAGTATAATAAGGGTTTGGAATATCAAAGGGTTATGGATCAATGTAATCCAATTTTCTAGATAATATAGCATTAATGTGTTTTACCCTTATGTCTGGAAGAACTTTTTTAACTTTTTTTGTTATTTCTTCCTTTAGCATTCTCTTTTGCAACAGCAAGATCGTTTGCCATATTCTCTCTAGCCACCTTGATTTTCTCTTGTTCTATAGCCATTTTATCATTAGCTTGTTTATTTTTAGATGCTATGTCAGCCATTTTAGTTTGGTAGTCTTTATCAGCTTTGGTTTGGTCATGAGTTAATCTGCTCATTTCCATTACATCAGGAACAGCATTAGCATTCTCATCTTCACTTTCAACATTACCAAATCCTGTAGCTTGTATAATTGCAATCTTCTCTTTAGACAATCTATCAAGTTCTTTTTGATAATTATCATTAGCAATTTGCTCTTCATGTTGTTGAATAGCAAATTGTTGTTGAGCTTGAGCTTGTTCTTGTTGAGCTTGTTGCTGTTGTTGAGCAAGTTGTTGTTGCTGTTCTTGCATAGCAATTTGTCTGTCTCTAAGATCTTTGAATGTTTTCTTAAGTTCTCTTTGAGATTTAGAACTATAAAGTTCCACTACATCATAAAGTGTGCCACCATTCTGAATAATAGCTTGAGAAAGTTGTCTAAGCTCATTAAACATTTGTGTATCTTCTGGTCTATTAGTTAAGAACACTTTTAAGTCACGAAATTTAAGATCTGTACCATTTACTTGTACAAATGCAGATAGTCCCTCAGAAGTGATATATGAAAGCGTAGACTGAGGTTTAGAACTCTCTACATACAATGCAGCATCGATAATAGCTTGGTACAATTGTCCCATAACATATTCATGAGCTACAAACAATGGCTCTGTTTGAGAATAACTCTGTTGCATAGCAGTGTTAGTACCTGTTGCACTTTCTGATGCAGATACACTTCCCATACGTTGTTTAGACATACCAACAAGTTCCCAACATTCCATCTTCATTTGTTGAGCTAACGTGTATCTAGCTTGTATCTCCTGTGTACGTGTAAGGTCAAGAGCTGTAAACTGATTGAATGAACTAGGAGCTTTTAAGTTCTCTGGACTGTCATCAATAAATACCACACCTCTATTACGTGCTTCCATTTCCCAAATATCAAGAGCATCTTGTGCATCTCCATCTTTAGGAATAGGAATATGTCTAATTGACATAAGTTGAACCTTACCAACCTCTTTCTCTAGAAGTTTGTATAACTGATTCATACATACATTGTATATCACCTGGAAAGGTTTCATAAGATCTACTAGAGATTTAGCCTCTGTATTCTTCACCTCATATGTTGTTCCTATAATAGGGCAGTAATTTAATAACTTAAATGGTTTGATGTGATAGATGTCTGGCCCAATCTTAGTTCCTTGATACCATTCATTGATCCATCCCCATTCTAATGATTGTTGTGTAGGTATAGTTCCTGATTTGTAGTTTTCATCAACAAGCATTGATTGCTCATTACCTAATTCATCCATGTAGATAAGCTTACCTATCTTTCTCTTAGAGATCCAATAACTTCTAACAACAACATACTTATAACCAAATGAACTAACATTGTTTGTTAGCCCTAAGAAGTCTTTAAGTCCATCATTGTTCTCTTTCATCTCTGATTCAATGATCATACGTGTCTGTAATACTAATGGGTCAAATGTATCATACATTACAGAGTCTTGTCCAGGAATAGCATCTGGATTACCAAGATTAGATTCACGTACATTGATTAGTCCATAATCTTGGAGCGATGAGCGTAAGTGGTCAATCTCCTCTTTCGTAAGATCTGGTATGCTTTCAATGATCTCTGATAGCTCCATAACTTGTACTGTACCAGCAGCATAGGCTCCTTGAGCTCTACCAGTGGGATCTGATATCCATTTTCTATCAGGAGTAGTAAGAAACCAAGTGTTCTTTGGGTTGGCAACTTCAATGTTAAAACCAAGTTTCGAGTTGTCTTCATATATATGGTAAAATTCTCTAGCAGATATTAACATGTCTCTGAAAGCATCTTCAGATTTTTCTTTTAAATTAAACTCAGCTTTCTGACATGTAAGGATGTGGTTAACCCATTTCTCAGCAATAGATGTATAATCATCTAACTGATCCTTAACCTGCTCCATTGTCATTTGATCTAATTGCTCAGCATCAATTTCTTGTCCTTGCACTGCAGCTTTCTCTGCTAATTGTTGTTTGACTTGACCTATTACATACTGTTGTAATGTATCAGTTTTGAATTGTAGTTCTTCTGCCTGACTATCTTCATCAAAAGCTTTCACTCTAAATGTATCAGGACGTTTAGAGATCTCTCCTACTAACTCATTAACAGGAGTGGTAATAATAGAATACATCTTAACATATGCAGGAAGTTCCAAATCAGATGTAAGTACATCTGTAAAGCTTCTCACCTCTGGTTCTTGATAGAAATCCTCCATACGAAGAATACCTTTCATAAGATCGTAGTTCTTAACAAATGTATCTCTATTCTTTACATATTCAGCATATGCTTTGTTAGAGAAGTAGTCCATTGTATTCTTGATCCAACTCTCATCTTTTTTCTCCTTCTCTGTCTTAAACTGATCAGGGAATATATTCAGATAAGCATATCTGATAGTTGCATCTTTGGTATATCTAATTATTGCCATTTTATCTAAACAATTTACTTTTTGGTGTGTTAAACATTGTTCTGCTCTCTGTAAAGAGCGTATTCTTTTTGTTCTTAGTGAACATTGATTGCATTCTTACATCTTGTTCTCCTCCTATTTTTCCCATAATGGGATCTAGCTTCATAGCTAATGCTACAGCTAATTCTGCAGCAATGATTCTATCGAAGTTACCTTGTTCATTATACTGGATCATTTCCTCTAATAGAACAGGGTCAAATATCTTTGACATTCCTTTTATCTCTGATATGATGTTACCATCAGCATCTTTCTCTACATGTATAGCTTCTTCTGTATACTTCTTAAGACATCCATGAAGGAAGTCTCTAATCTTCTCAGAAGATCTATGTATTCCATAATCCCTTCTCACTGTGGTGTTTGGAACTATTTCTTTTAACCAATCTGGTTGTCTTTCTAAATAATGGGCATCTCCTTTGGCTATCATGTAGTCAATAAAACTGATCTCATCATTTTCACATAGAGCTCTAGCATTGTAATACTTGATGAGGTAGCGAGCTTGCTCTTCCCATGTTTCTTTCTTGTCTGGTCTAGCACAATAGCTTGCCACAAACATATCTTGATACTTCTCTCCAGATATAGCATGCATACGTTTATATATGTATACAGATCCTAATGAGCTTGAATAGGCAGATTTTCCTTGTCTATAAGGGTCAATTCCTGCAACATAA